GTTAGGAGATATAGTTGAGGCAGTCTTCAAGGGTTTGTTAAAAGCCGCTAAAGTTGACTATCAAGACTCTGAGAATGTTATCTTAAAATTAAAAGATGATAATGTTTCCGGGTCTTATGACTTAGTGATTGACGGTGCAGTTGATGATGTTAAGTCAGCATCTGATTGGTCTTACAAAAATAAGTTTGAGTCCTATGACACATTAAGCAGTGGTGATGGATTTGGCTATGTAGGACAACTTGCTGGTTATGCAAAAGCTTCTGGTAAAAAAGTTGGTGGTTGGTGGGTTGTAAACAAAGCCAATGGTCACTTTAAATATGTACCTGCAAGTGGACTCAATCTAGATGATGAGATAAAAAAGATTGAAGACACAGTTGCTACTGTCAATACAAATAAGTTTGAGAGATGTTTTGAACCTGAGATTGAAACATTTAGAGGTAAGGCTACAGGTAATACTGTTTTAAATAGTAACTGTAAGTTCTGTGACTACAGATATGATTGTTGGAATCTAACTGATAAACCTGCCGTCATGTCAAAAGCACAGACACCTAAGATTGTTTCTTACATTAGCTTGGTGGACAATGTCTCCTCATAAAGTAAGAAGAGAAGCACTGAAGTATGGGTACAGAAGTGGATTAGAACACTCTATATCTTTGTATCTAAAGAAGTTGAAACATACATTTATGTATGAGTCAATGAAGATAGAATGGGAGGATTTAACCTACCGTACCTATACTCCAGACTTTATACTAAACAATGGTATAATAATAGAAACTAAAGGAAGGTTCTTAGCTGCAGACAGAAAGAAACATCTCTGCATAAAGAAGCAACATCCTAAATTAGATATTAGATTTGTCTTTACAAACAGTAGAAGTAAGCTTAGTAAAGGTGCTAAATCTAATTATGGGCAATGGTGCATTAAGCATGGTTTTAGGTATTATGACAGAATCATACCTGAAGATTGGCTAAAAGAAAAAGGTAAAAATAAACACTTGAACTTTATTAAATTTTCAGGTACAAAGATAAGGAGATAATATTATGACTGATATATTAGAAACAAGAAACCCTAACTCATGCTTTATAGAATTACTACCTAAGTGTGAGGGTAGTTATTGGACTGGCGAAGTGGAACTAAACATTATAGCATCACAGAAATCTAATCTAGATGATGAGAGCAGAAATAGTTTACTACACCTAAGTCAGTTAGTTGCAGCATCAATGGCTCTTATGGAGAAAGACCCTAGCTTATATACTAGACTAGATGAATTTGTTTCTGAACCTGATGATGATGCGAAACCTAAAGTAACAACATCTATTGAGGGTAACGTAGTATCCTTAAATTTTACTAGTGAAAAAAAACAATGAGACATATGGAGTACATGAGAATGATGAAAGAAAAAGAAGATATGGTCAATAGTCCTCTGCACTACAACAAAGCTGGTATAGAGACTATAGATGCTCTAGAGGCTATGTTAGTTGATGGTTTTGACTACTACCTACAAGGTAATATAGTTAAATACCTTTGGAGATTTAGATACAAGAATGGTGTAGAAGACCTCAAAAAAGCACAGTGGTATCTAAATAAACTCATTGAGGTCTATGATGATAAAAGTTAAAATGTTTATGACTTTAAATGTAGACAAAGAAGAATATCCCATACCAGCGGATGGGAATGTAGGAGAAGAATTAGAAGAATATATTAAAGATGTAATATATGATGTAGAAGGTTTAAAAATTAAAAGCTTAAAAACAATAACAGAGGAGACATAAATGTTAAGAAATTACCTACCCACAGATTACCAAAACTTCATAGCACTCTCTCGCTATGCAAGATGGAAAGATGACGAACAAAGAAGAGAGAACTGGGGAGAAACTGTAGATAGATACTTTGATTATATGCAATCTCACCTAGAGAATAATCATGGTTATATTGTTACTAAAGCTCTCAAGAATAAACTAACAGATCAAATAATGTCATTAGGTGTGATGCCTAGCATGAGAGCCTTAATGACATCAGGACCTGCCTTAGACCGTTGCCATGTAGGTGGTTACAACTGTAGCTACATACCAGTAGATAGTCCACGTTCATTTGATGAATGTATGTACATACTTATGTGTGGCACTGGTGTTGGATTCTCTGTTGAACGTGAGAATGTAGATAAGTTACCTATAGTCAACGAGCACTTTGAAGACAGCACTACTATCATAAAAGTTGCAGACAGCAGACCCGGATGGGCAAAAGCTTTAAGAGAACTTATTGCTATGTTGTATGTAGGTCAAGTTCCTACATGGGATACATCAGAAGTAAGACCAGCAGGTGCTAGATTAAAAACATTTGGTGGTAGAGCATCAGGTCCTGCACCTCTCATAGAGTTGTTTCATTTCTGTATTCAGAAGTTCAAGGGTGCTAAAGGCAGACGATTGTTTCCTATTGAGTGTCACGACTTGATGTGCAAGATAGGAGAAGTTGTAGTTGTTGGTGGTGTACGTAGGTCTGCTCTTATATCATTGTCTAACTTAGGTGATGACCAAATGAGACATGCTAAGTCTGGTCAATGGTGGGAGAATGAAGGACAGAGAGCATTAGCCAACAACTCTGTAGCATTTAAAGGTAAGCCTGAGATGGGTACATTTATGAGAGAATGGACATCTTTATATGAATCTAAGTCAGGTGAACGTGGTATCTTTAATAGAAAAGCTGCTCAAGTCAAAGCATCTGAGAATGGTAGACGTGATGCTGAACATTACTTTGGTTGTAATCCATGTAGTGAGATTATACTTAGACCTTATCAGTTCTGTAATCTTACAGAGGTAGTGTGCAGAGTTACAGATGACTTAGCATCCTTAAAAGAAAAGGTACGTATGGCTACAATCTTAGGTACATTCCAATCAACTCTTACTAATTTTAAATATTTACGTAAGATATGGAAGGATAACACAGAAGAAGAAAGACTATTAGGAGTTTCCCTAACGGGTATTCTTGACTGTCCTATATGGAATGAAGAAATACTGCAAATCTTAAAAGATGTAGCAGTAGAAACTAACAAGAAGATGGCTAAAGATTTAGGCATACCACAGTCAACTGCAATCACTTGTGTCAAACCTAGTGGTACAGTTAGTCAATTAGTTGACAGTGCTTCAGGTATTCATGCTAGACATAATGATTATTACATCAGAACTGTACGTGGTGATAATAAAGACCCACTCACACAGTTTATGAAAGATAGTGGCATACCAAGTGAGCCATGTGTTATGAAGCCTGACAGTACAACTGTGTTCAGCTTTCCTATGAAGTCACCTTCAGGTGCTACGACTAGGACAGAGATGTCTGCTATAGAACAACTAGAGTATTGGCTCATGTTCCAAAGACATTGGTGTGAGCACAAGCCTTCTGTTACTGTATCTGTTAAGGAAGATGAGTGGATGAGAGTGGGAGCATGGGTATATGATAACTTTGATGAAGTATCAGGTATATCATTCTTACCATTTAGTGACCATACATATGCTCAAGCACCTTATCAAGACATAACAGGTGGAGAGTATGAACAGTTGTATAAACAGATGCCTAAATCTATAGATTGGTCTAAGTTAGCAGACTATGAGAAAGAAGACACAACTAGTGGTGGAAGGGAACTTGCTTGTACAGCAGATGCGTGTGAAATGGTTGACATTCAGGCTAGTTAATGTTAGAAGGTAGTCAATTACTTTGGTGGCAATGGTGGTTATTAATAGCCATTTCCATCAACACTACTATAAATTTAATAGTGTTCTTCAAAGGTAGGAAGTTACACATAAGAGAGTTACTACATCTAAAACCAAAAGGGAGAAATAAATGAGAGACATGATATTGCAGGCAATAAAGACTAAACTACTAGGAGAGATGAATGGTCACATAGCTAACATAGAAGTTATGATGACTAATCCTGTAGGTGTAGGAGACCATCCTACTATTGTAGATACTATAGTAAAAGAATTATCTGCCTTAGATAGTGCTAATGGTAGACTAAATGTATTAGTAAAATATTTAGAAAGACCTAAACAAGAAGAAGAAACTAAAAAACAAAAATAACTTTAACTTCCATAAGGAGAATATGATATGCAGAAAAAGAATAGAAAGTTTAAAACTAGACAAGAGAGAGGTTTAGGCAAGTATGATGCTCCTCTTAGTCTGCAATTCAATCAAGGGTTCAGTGCTTTCAAGAGACGAAAGTTTATAAATCCTTTTAGTGACAAGACTATGCAGTCACGAGAATGGCAACGAGGTTTTAATTCTGCTTACTATGTGCAATTAGAGAGGGTCAAAAATGCAGAAGCTAGAAGAAGAGGCGAGAAAATACATGCAGGATAAATTATTTATAAACGAAGTTATAACTCCTGATTTATATGAGAACTTAGCTAGTCAAACAGCTATATTTCCAAAAGAAAAAGCCTTAGAGTATTTAGCTCTAGGCTTGACTAGTGAGGCTGGTGAAGTTGCTGGTAAAGTAAAGAAACTTATACGTGATGGCAAAGGTGATAAAAAAGCTATTGCATCAGAGATAGGTGATGTACTTTGGTATTGTGCTATGTTAGCAAAAGAAACTGATGTTCCTTTGAATGAGATTATGAAAGAGAACTTGAGAAAGTTACATAGTAGAAAAGAACGTGGCACATTGTCTGGGTCAGGTGACGAAAGATAAATATAATAACCAAGTATTAGTCTACAATTTAGAGCCTATTGACTGATACTTGGGTTTCTTCTGCCCTGTTTTAAAATCAAACTCTTTTAGTTTTTGATTTAAGAATAGTAATTCGTTGTATGGCTCAGTATCATCAAAATCCTCTCCGGGGTGTCTCTTTTCCCATTCTCTCATTAATATGTTACGGTCTACTCCTGACAAATTGAAAAATTGTGCTTTAGCCTTTTTGTCAATCATCTCAGGTGTATCATACTTTTCATTAAATGCCATTGCACCTTCTCTCGCATCACCCTTTGCAGATTGAATCATGGAAAGTAAAGCTTTTCTTTTTAGTGCATCATTTTCATAGCTATTATATATAGGACCGTTTATAAAATCTTTAAGTTGCTCTTCTACAATGAAAGCCATTCTTTGTCGGGCATCTCTATTAATATCAGCATCTGTTGTTTTTCTAGGGGTATATTCATAATAGTCTAGATTCATTCTAGCAAACTCTTTTTCTACATCATTTTTTTCTGTAACAGGTGTTAATCCTGTAAATTGTCTAAACAATGGAAGTGTGTTTTCTATACCCGTAGTTCTTGTTGCAGTAGTTTGTGCAGGTCTCTCAAAAAAACCATCACCATCAGCATGTGTCTCAAACGGAAATGATCTAGTTGCAGCTTTTAACATGTAAGGAATAAATTCAACATCATTTGTATCTGCTAAAAGCCTATAGTCTGGGTCTACAGCCGCATATATATCTTTTAAAACACCAGCACCTACAGTAAATGTACTCAAATAATTCCCAACAAACCTTGTTATACCTTCAAGTGCTTGTTGTGTTAATTTACCATCTGAAGAACCTTCAATAGCCATTTGTGCGGCTCTATCTATTACCATTAAACCTGTACCTGACCTACCAAAACCTCCAGTAAATGCCTCCATTAATTCTCTCGTATTTAAACTAGGGAGAACTTTGTCATTGTCATGTAATCTAGGCATAAAAGAAGCACCCTTAGGACCTCCATTTGTATATAGTAAATCTGCAAACCAAGCAAAGGCTGTGAAAGGACCTAAAGATGCCCTAGCATCAAATGTACCATGACCAAATGGGTTTGTGTATTCATAAGCACCTGTGTTCTCATTGCCTAATTGTGATCGCATACCATAAAAAGCACCAATCATGGATAGACCAGTCATCTGCTTTCCTATTCTCTCTGTCATATCAGACTTATTTAATATACCACCAAGTAAAGGAACATTTTTATTATCTAACAAACCTAGTATAGGTGCATGTTCATAAAAGAATCTAAACTGATTTACGAGATATCTAGGGAAAGGAATAAAAGATGAGCCAAATGTACTACTAGAAAAGTCAATAAATGCAGCAGCTAACTGATTAAACTGACCTTCTTTACCTCTAAACTTACCTGTTTGATATGTAAAATCTAAAGCCTTTTCCATAGCAGTCGCAATGCTTTTATCATCAAGCATTGTCATCTTTTTCTTTTGAAGTATTAAATCACTTAAATCTTTAACTCCTGCTTTTCTAAATATACCAGTTTCATCTGCCCTAACAATCTTATCTATTTCTCTAGAAAAAACAGCTTTTTTAAATATGTTATCACTATAGGTATTTAATATATTAAGTTTTCTAGCAGCACCCACCATCAAACCATTGTCAGTACCTGCCACACCAACATCGCCCATCTCTCTAAATAATTGTTTTGCTAAATCTGACTTACCTAACTGTGTATCTCTAAACATCCTAACTAAAATAGCAGTCTCTTGACTAGTTATCCCAGCTACCATGTCATTCAATACTAATGATTTAAGACCAACCTGCCTTTGACCTTTAGCTGCACGAACAGCATCTTGTCCAATCTTTTGTACAGCTTTGTCACTAGAAGCGTTTAAAAATTTACCATACGCATATTTTGCACCTGCCTCACCTAAGTTATCTAAAGCATACACATAATTACGCATGTAACCATTAGTTGTGTTTCTAACAGTAGTGGCAGTTTGTATAGTCATAAGTCCAATACGTGCCTTATTTAATTTTCTAATAAAATCACTGACACCATTCAAGTTAACATTTATACCTAAAGCTTTTACTCTTCTATCTAATATTTCATCAGCTTTCTTCCTCGCTGCCTCAGTGGCAGTTCCAAGAGTTAGTATGCCTTTATCTAATTCATCTAATTCTTCAAATATACCTTTTCTTATTATTGTACTTATTCTTCCTGCTGTACCCAATGTTCTACCTGCCGTAGATACATCAGATACATATAAAGAACTAAACTCGTCTGCATTAAGACCATGAGCTTTTAATATACCCCCAAATTCTTTTTCTGTTAATTTGCTAGAATCTGATAAACCTCTTCCTACACGAGATGTTATTCTTTCTTGTAAATCTAAAGCACTACCTTTTATTATTTTACCATTTTTAATATCTTTAGGATTAATAGCACCTTTTGCTTTTGCACCTTTTTCTTTAAATATTTTAGTACCTTCTGTAATTTGTTCTTTTGTTAAACTTCTAACTCCTACCTTATCTATTATAGTTGCTGCGGCAGAGGCTATGTTTTGAACTACCATATCTTCTAATGTTATTGCCAAGTTCTCTTGCTTAGTTCCTTTTAGTTTAAGCTTTACTTCTTCACCTTTTATTAATTTTTCATTAGCTGTCTCTTTCAAGGATAATTTTAATTTACTTTCTGTGTCTTTAGCAAATTTGCCTACATTACCTTTACTACCAAAAGTTTTAAGTGTGTGAGCTTTATAAGCTTTTTTAGTTTGCGTAGTTCTCTTAGCCGCTTCTTTCATTACTACGTCTTCAGCAACATTGCTAACTAAAGCCTTTCGTGTTCCTATTGCACCACCAATCACTGTTCCGGGAACTGTGCCTAAAGCTGTAGCTAATGCTATATTACCATAGCTAAAGTCTTCTTCAGCTTTTTGTCCTGTAGCAACACGAGTTGTCTCTTGAGCTGCGGCAGTTGCTAACGCACCACCACCTTCAACTACACCTGAACCAATGGCAGTTTTGTAACCACCACCAAGAAATGCATTTTTAGCTGTTTGAAATTTACCTAGTTCTTCAGTTCCTTTGTCTACAGCTTTTTTAGACACATGAGATTTACCTTTTGCTTTTACGCCACTTTTAATTATCTCTTTGATACCAAATTTAATACCTTGTTGAGCAGCAACTGCTCCGGCTTTAGCAGCACCAAAAGAAAACATTGAGCCTATTGTTGATGGAGCAGTAATAATACCACCCAAATAATCTGTAGCAGTTTCTAAGTTATATTCACCATTTTGTTTCTCAAAGGTAGACATAAGCCTATTCATACGTTCAAGACCTTCTTGATCGCCTTTATTTTGATAATCTTGAGCTAGATATAAATCTCGCATAGCAGATACTTCATTTACATTCTGATAACGAAAATGTTCTAAGTATCTGTCATATATATCTTCAGGGTTGTCTGAATAGTAGTCTTCTCTGTCTGCTAAAAATTGGGAAGCATCATTCATAAAAGTTATATTGTCTTTTAGCTGTTCTCTGTTTAATTCGTCAGCACTAAGATTATTGTAGCTCATATTTATTCCTTATGAAGTTATTTCATCAAAGTTACCAGAACCTATTAATTCTGCTAGTTTTTCATTAGCCTCTTTATAACTTTTTATACCATACTTTTTTCCAATAGCCTCTATCAAAAGAGCTTTTTTATTTGATATAACTCTGCTGTCAGCACCTTGACTTCTTAACTTTTGTATTTCAGGTATTAAAGTACTTATAGTAACATCTGGAGTATTTGCACCATCTTTATTTTCTTTTCTGACCTGCTCAACAGTTTTAACACCAGTACCACCATCTGTTTTAGCTTCACCACCCTCTCTCTTAATAGCAAGTTTAGTAAGGTCATCTTCATTATAGAAAGATTTATTGGCTACTTCTAAAGTATAAATACCATTTATCATTGTAGAAGTGACTTCCTTTCCCTCACTTGCGGCTTGCAAGATAACCTCATAATTATTATACTGCTCATCTCTACCACTATTAATTCTAGATTTTTGTAGCTCCTCCATGTAATAATTTACACCTTTTAAAGCTATTAAATTCTTATCTTTTTCATCACTGAAAGAAGTAAAAGGATTACCTAAACTAGAGGGTTTTGTTGACACACCAAAAGCTTGTCCTACAATACTTATAAATTCATTTCTTGAAGAACGTGTCTCTGACAAACTTAGACCTTTTTTAGGAGTGACCTCTTGAATTATACTTCTTGTTAAATCTATTTTACTTTTAATCTTTTGATACATTTCTGGATTTTCTTCACGATTAGTATTCTTTAACATAGTAACCAATCTAACTTCTTCAGCTTGAGGATTGTCTTGCATACCTAAAATTAAAGGGTCTAATTTAACCTTAACAGCAGTAGGTAATTTTTCACCAAGTGTATCACTCATATCAACACCCGCTGCTTTTAACAAAGCACTACTTCTAGTTTCAATCTCTTTACTAGAATCTTTTGCATCACCTAAGAAATTAGATTTCATAAAACCTACATTGGCACTATCTCCAAGCTTAGACATGTCAACTCCACTAATAGGTGACACAGTAGACTTTGCTAATGAAGATAAAGTAATAGTAGGAATGTCTCCGTTTAATTTTTTATTAAGCTCTAACTGCTCAATAGGATTTTCACCATACATTGTAAAATTCTTTTTGTAATCTCTTGATTGTGCCACAGCTTGTTTAAGACCTAGTTGACCTATTAAAGACTGTGCCGCCACAGGAGCTAAAGGCGATTTCATTCCTTCAGCACCACCCATGTTAGTCATTATTTCTTCTACAAGTTCTGTATTCTCTTTTAATTCTTTGTCAAATCTTTTCTTATCAGTAGCAGTACTTTCAAAAGCTATTTTTGTTAAATCGTCAATATTATTTTGAGTCATCTCCATATCTTTTTTAATCTTAGTGTCTACAGAAGATGCAAACCCACCAGCCAATCCTTCAACAAACTGCTTGTTTAATCCTAATGCTTTTCCTAAACCACCTAAAAATGCCATTAACCTCTCCTTGCCATTAAGCCTTTGGGTTCTTCTTCCATAGGCATTTCTTCATCTTCTTGCATAGGTTCTTCTATTGCTTCTTCCATAGGCATATCTTCATCTTCGCCTTGTTTCAGTTTCATGTCATTTATAATTTTATTAATCATGGCAGGTCTTTCACCTTTAGACTCTTCCATACCTGTGACATACTTAACTTCGGCAGAATCCCCTATTAACATCATAGTCTCTACTAGAATAGGTATCATTAACATACCTACATCTACACTATGCAATCCTTCCATAACACTAGCCAATTGTATTGTGTTAGCTAAAGTTGTTAAAGGTATTTTCATTTCCATTACATCTATTAATTGTTCTCTAAATGCTGGGTTGGACATTCTCTCTACGTAGTAGTCAGAAGCTTCTTCTACAGTAGTATATGTAGGAGGTGTTTGCCAAGGTCTACCACCTAATTCTGCTGTCATTCCCATTCCCGGAATAGGTCTATCAAATGTAGTATCATCAAGCTGATTCATTCATACCACCATTCTTTCTGTTCTTTCTTATGTACATCTGTAGTTGCTTCGCTACTAATGCAGGTTGATTAGGTTGTGTAGAAGTTTTAGTGAAGTTATTTGATCTGTTCATCATGCCATTACCCTTTGGTTTACTTGGTTTTGTAGAAGGCAATTGTAGCTTGTTAAAAGAACTTAATATTCCTTGTGCTGGGTTAGTTATCATAGTCCAAAGAATCCTTTCTCTATTGCGGCAGTACCTAGTGTACCAATTAAACCACCTATTGCTGTGCCTGCCGCAGAGCTTGATGTCATTTCATTAGCTCTAGTCATAGCATCTGCATTTAATTCAGCTATAGCCATTTTGTTAATTCTTTCTAATTGGTTGTCTGCACTAGTCCATGCCCATTCCATAGTGTCATTATAATAAGACCATAAGTTATCATATGCTTCTTTTGATATATCTAATACAGCATTTGCATTTAATTCATTAGCTCTGTTAACAGCGGCTGTATCAGCAGTAGCTATCTCTCTTCTCCATACAGCATTGTTCT